GACGGCGACCAGAGCCTGCCTGTAGGCGACGCGGTGCGATTGCCAACGACTGTGGTGCTGCGGCACTGCTGTTGTAAAGGGGGTCTGCTGTGGCGTTAGGCATGCGCGCTTGCGCAACTGCCGGGGGCGGGGGCGGAGCTACTTGTGCAATGGGGTTGGCCGGGGGTGCACCACCACCACCTGTCGATGCTGCAATCTGCGCCAAAGAATCTTGATATTGCTGCTGAGCTAATTCTTGCTGCGCTTCAAACTGCTGTTGCTGCTGCGCCATCTGATCGCGCTGCAGTTGCATCTGCTCTTCATGGCGCTTTTGCGCGGCTTCTTCAGCTGCTCGATCTCTGCCGCTGCGTCCGCCACCACCGCACATGATCAGTCCTCGTTGTTTTGCTCAGAATAAACGGCGCGCAACATACGCACCACACTGCGCTGACCTACATAAAGCCAAATCTGACGATCAGTCCAGTCTGGCTCAGGACATTTTTCTGGGTACTGCTCTTCTAAACGCTTGAGAATTGATTCATCCAGCGGCGGCCATTGGCTGTCATCTCTCATGGCACGTCTTTTGGAAACACCTGACAGGTCTCAACAGGGAAAGGTAGCTGCTGCCAGGTGTCAGTAACGCTGGCAATCTCAAATGCGTTTTCAGGGCTAGTTGCAACAACCACGGTTTGGAACGCATTGGCGTTCAACGTGCCCCATTCACCAAGAAATGAACCCGGTAGCCGCACGACGTAAGCCCGTGGCTTATCGACCTGCAAGTTGGATCCACTCTTCTGCATCGGATCTCCCCAATTGATCCAACGGTATCCCCAATACCTTTGCATCAAGCGCACCCTCAAGGTTTCCCATATACGCCTCAAGCTCCAGGTCCCATAGCTCGGCTTGGCGCTCCTTGATTGCTCGGTCTTCATCAATAGCCAGCGACTCATTCCAATACTGGATGGCACCTGCAAGTGCATCCAGGCGGTCATCATGCTGCAAACATTTGGGCTCTACGGTGATATGGGTCAACTGGTGAAACAGTTGGTAGGCCAGAGACGTCTCCACTGATTCGTCATCTCGGCCGCGACTGTCTTGCTCAATCACCGAGCGGTTAATTACCAGCCGGTGCTGGTTCATGACCGGCTCCAGGGCGTTGATGATGCGCCGCTCCTTCTGCACGTTGCTGCGCACCGGCTCAATCGTGCAGGGATGGTGCTCCCGCAGAAAGGGCTGCAGGAGGCTCTGCAGCATGCCTTGGCCGAACTGGTCCTCCAGGAGGATCAAGTTGACGTTCCGGCGCTTTGCAGCCTTTGCTAGGCCCTCCAGAACGACGTCGGTGTAGCCCTCTGCATACGCACCCACCTCCAGGACGTAGAGGTTGCCGTTGAGTTGGCCCACGATTGCGTAAGCCGTCTCGTCACTGCCCTTACCTGACGGGTCAACAAACATGACGCAGCCATCCAGCTCCAACCACTCGCCATGAATGAATGCTGGGCGGTGGTAGTAGTCACCGCTGAAGCCAACCGACGGCAGGTCGGTGATGCGGTACTCGGCACCTGACGACCACACCAACTTTTCCGGTGCGTGGTCATCCACCTCCAGCACAATCAAGTCCTGCACCCGCAGCGGAAACCGCATTAGGTCAGACAGAGACGTGTCCAGCTGAAACTGCAGGGTGAACTGGGAGCGTCCGTAGGACGCTTCGCGCTCTAGAAGGTCCAGGTCAGAGAACCTGCCGGGGTCTGTCGGCTGGTTCGTGCTGTCCTTGCAGGACTCCAGGATCATCGGCGCGAGACAGTCGCCGTATTTGGCCGGGTTCTTTGGATACCTAGCCGGCCAGATCCGGCAGTCATAGCCGCGCATGCGCAGCTTGTTGTAAATGCTCTCCTCTGTCTGGGGCGTGCCCAGCATCATGATCTCGCCGCCCGGCTTCAGGATGGCGTTGAACTCACCGACGCAGGAGATCAACTTCTCCCGCATGCTCACGGTCCAGCTGGTGTTCGGAACCTCGGTATCGTCGGCAAGAATCAGGTCGGCACGCGACCCGGTCAGCTGGCCAAACACGCCCACAGATTTCACTGACGGGCTCTGGTCAGGTATGGCGGGACGCACGTCAAAACGATTGCTTGCACTGCGCTGGTCATCCCGGTCTGGGTCTAGGCACTGCAGCAACGGCATCTCCCGAATCAGCCGCAGGCAGAACTGCGCAAAGTCATCAGCCCGCACCTTGCTGGCTGACACCACCATGATCTTTTTCTGCGGATCGTTCCTCAACAACCACAACGTGTAGGCCGCGGCCATCCAGCTCTTGCCCACACCACGGAACGCCTCAACGATCCGCCGGCTGGGCCCGTCCTGCATGTACTCCGCAATGTCCAGCTGCACTGGTGTCGGATCAGGTAGCTGCAGATGCCGCCACACCACCACCAAGAAATACCGGAAGTCCTCGTTAAACGGCTCGGGTAGCGGCTGCCATGCCGTCTTTTTCATTAACCGGCCTTCCTCTTGAAGGACACCACATTTTCAATGTCAGGTAGTGCCTTCGCTAGATCACCAAACGGTGTTCCTTCTGCAGGCTGCGCACTCACTTGGTTGTCTTTTAAAAACTGCCGCAGCACATTCAATTCACTTGTATTGATCGTTCCTTCGTCCAGCTTGTCTTTTAAGTGCTGCGCAAGATTCGCATGCAGATCACTTAGTAACTCCTGCAGATCTCCAGCCATTTGCTTATTCGCTGTATCTGCAGCATATCGAAGAATTTTGTGGCCCCTCAACCCGCCACGGGAGTAAGAGGCCCGCGCAGCTCTGCATGATCTGCACTCCCTGAATATACACACCCCGAAACCCCTTGCTATCACTCACTGTCCCCATATGAAGAACGGCTGCCCCCCTACTAGATCCCTATAAGAGCCCTTCTACGGGCCACTCGGGCTGATTTCTGCCGGAAAAATGTGAGGGGCTTACGCATAGGGCAGCCAGCTGGTTCACCCCCCTCCGGGGTCTCAATCCGCAGTATTTGCAAGGGGCCAGGGGGACATCAAGTCCGACCGGTGGTATGGTGGAGGGGTGGGCATCCAGCCCATGCCTCTGCTTCTGTTCGTTTAGCCGCCCAGGCTCAAACCAGAGGCAGGGACCACCACCCGCCACGGAGTCAATTCATGACCTACGAGGAGTCATTCCTTGAGACCTGCGGCCGCAATGGCGAGGCATCACTAGAAGCCACCCGCCAGCTGTTCCAGGAGCACGGCAACGACTACGACGAAGTTCTCCGCAACATCGACGAGTACACCAGCAACCCTTCGGAGATGCTGGCCGTGATCAACCGCGACGGCCGCGGCCTGCTGTCCTTCCTGGGGTACTGATCACATGGACAGACCTCAGCTCGAATCAGCTCTTGCATCGTTCGCCCGTTACTACATGGGCAACGACGATCCGGAGGGCATGGCGTCGGACCTGTTGCTCATCCTCGACAGGTTCATTGACGTCGACCAGCTCCAGGGCCTGGCCCAGCAGTTGGAAGACGAGGTATCAGACGCCAAGCAGTTGGACGCAGAGGACGAGCCGGACTGGCTTACCGATCCCTGCTCAACCATGGCCCGCTGCCACTACTGACGGCAACCCAGAGCCCTTCGGGGCTCTCTGGTGCCTTCACCAGCACCACTCAACCCGCCACAACAACATGACAACAGCAACGCTCAACCAGCAGCAGCAGGCCGCACTTGAGGACCTGCACATGCTGCTCAAGCCCGGCGCCACTGTCTGGAGCTTGAACCGCCACACGTCAGCGTCTGGCATGACGCACTGTTTCGACTTCTACACGATCCAGGACAACCAGCTTTTACGGCTGACGCACCTGATCTGTGTGGTTTGCGAATACAGGGAGGACACACGCCACGGCTACGCACTCAAGACGACAGGCTGCGGCATGGACATGGCCTTCCAAGTCATCTACAACCTCGGCCAGGCTATGTGGCCTGATGGCACGCCAGAGCCTCACGGCATGCGCAACGGCGAGCCCGACACCTGCGGCGGCTACGCCTTCCACCATCGCCACCTGTGACCCATGGCTTTCCACGTCTACGCCCACGACTGCGGCTGCGTCGATTTCGTCGACAGCTTCGACACCAAGGCCGAGGCCCTGGCCTATGCCAACCGGTTACATGACGAGTGCGAACAGCACCCGACCCAGTACAACCTGGTTGCGCCGTGGTTTGAAATCACAGCCCAGCTGCTGCACGAACCGGACACCTACACGTTTTCGGACATGTCGGAGCAGGGCTGATGGGTTCAGCTCTTGCAATCACCGCAGCCCATGCTCTTGTGTGGGCTGCGCTTTTCTTCATCAACGGTTTCGCATGGATCGGAACACAAGAAAGCTCGAACTCTGCGCGCTCTTCCGCGATTGGTACGAGGACAACATCGGCAACAAACCAAGCACCCAGATGACGGTGATCTGTGCCTTGTGGGGCCAGCACGTCATCCAACAAACAACCACGGAGACAACCAATGAACGTTGAACTAGGGCCCGTCTATTCCCTGGAGGACAAGAAACCAACACGAGCACACGCCAACAACGAGGGGCACATCCTGTTTTATGACCCGATCGGCAAGTGGATGAGCGGGCCGTATCACGGCTGGCAATTCCGCCAAGGTGCCACGCACTGGTGCATGCTGCCCGACGCACCACCCCTGGGCGCAACCTTGGGTGAGCTACGGGAGCGCATGTTTAGCGCTTGGCTGGTGCAATACACCGAGGACAAGCAGCTCAGCAGCAAACAGATCGAGCTGGCACGGGAGGCATACATGCGGGGGGCAGACAATGCCTAACTGGACACTGCGAGAAGCCGCAACCTGCTCAGAGCAGGTGCGCTTCGCCGGCTCAAGCAACGAGCGCAAGGCCCTGTCCAACCTAGGCATGGTGCTGGATCACTTCGGCGCAGCCAAACGGCTCGATGACATCACCACCACCGACGTGGATGGCTTCATCGAGGCACTCAAGGGCGTTGGCAACAAGCCAGCCACCATCAACCGCAAGCTGTCTGTGCTCAAGGCTCTATACACAGACGCAGCACGGCGTGATGGGTGCAGCAGAACACCGCACATCCCGACACTGAAGGTGTCGCACAGCAGGATTCGCTACCTGTCTGTCGAGGAAGAAGACGCACTGATCAACTGGTGCTGCAACGCCGAGGAGATCAACGTGTGCGAGGCACTGATCGTGCTGATGGACACGGGCATGCGACTTAGCGAGCTGTTCCGCACCATCCCTGCCGACGTGGACCTGGAGCACAACATCATCAGCGTCTGGAAAACCAAAGCAGACAAGCCCCGGTCAGTGCCCATGACTGATCGAGTGCGGCAGATCGTGGCCCGCAGGTGCAAGCGACGCAACCAGAACGGCTCGCTGTTCTACAACCTGCACCGTGGGCACCTTGAGTACGTCTGGGACTGCGCGCGCGGTGACCTGGGCATGGAGAACGACAACCACTGGGTGCTGCACATGCTGCGCCACACCTGCGCCAGTCGATTGGTGCAGCAAGGCGTCGACTTGTATGTGGTCAAGGAAATCCTGGGCCACAAGAGCATCACGGTGACGGAGCAGTACGCACACCTCGCAAAGCCACAACTACGAGATGCAATCCGCAAGCTTGAACAGGTCAACGGCAGACCAGCTCCAGCTCGAACGAGAGATGCTCACGCTCGGGCGGGATCGAGTTGAGCTAATCGCTAACCGCCACCGCAAGGGGCGGATGCAATCACTCAGCAAATGGGGGGAGGCGCTGACTGCTGTCGGCGTCGACCGCCTGGTCATGCACCTGCGTGCTGTGCGCAAGCGCATCGAGGCAGGCAAGGCGGGCCGCGCGTTCGCCCTGCTTGCACCCGTGACACACCTTCCACCCCAGCAGGTTGCTGCAACTGCCATGCGGGTGGTGGTCGACACGCTCAGCAGCTGCAATACGTTGCACCACGTCGCAGCGGAGCTGGCTGAGAAGCTCTGGATTGAGACGATGCTGGATCGCGCAAGCGCACAGGAGCTGCGCACCTTTCGGCGTGGCCGCAGCCGACGACGGCATCAGGTCGCTGCGATCAGCCATATGCGGAACACGGAGCAGTGGCACCCACGGGAGCGCATGGCATCGGGTGTCTTTCTTGTTGAGTTAATCGCAAAAGAGGTGGGCATCATCGAGATTGTGCTGGACCGCAGCTACAAGCCAGCCCGTCGTGTGGTCCGACCGACCGACCAGTGCATGGCGTGGGTGGAGAACGTGCACGAGCAGCAGCGGCTGATGACACCGAGCTACCTGCCGATGGTGGTTGAGCCGCGGCCATGGACGTCGCCACTCAGTGGCGGCTACCTCACTGACAGCATCCCGCTCACGCTGCTCAAGTCAAACGCTGAACTGGTGGCACAGCACACC